TTAAGCATTTTCGTAGGTTCGGGTTTTAGGGTTATAAAGTTGTCCCTTTAGGGGGTCATAATATAAGACAATTCCATTTTGTCGTATAGGTCCGAGATATCCTTCTCGTCTTGTGTATCCATCTAAATTTACTCCAGGTTCTGCAGCAATTGGTTTAAAATGATATTTCATTTCCATCCTATTTTATAGAAGTTAATAACACCACATCTCCATTAATTCTTCCATTCAACAATGTTTGTACTGAATTAATGTCCGACATAATCTTTTTCAATACAGTTTTCTTGCCTTTAATAACATTAGGTATAACATCTAATGGTTTTCTCACAGTTTTAGTAATAGATAATTCTACATTGTAATTTTCAATAGTAGAACCTTTAACACTTAATCCAGATTCATCATTAGATACATAAACACCAAGTTTTCTGGTCTTTGTATTAAACACCCAAAGGTTTTGACATCCAATAATACTTTCTGGTTTAATTGATACAATTTTATATTCAGGGTCTTCTTTTTTATAATTTAATTTCAATACTTTTTTAGATATAGGTACAGCTTTTTTCTTACGGGGTGTTTTAGTTACTTTTGAATTAGATGTAAATCCATGACAATCGGATATAATCAAATCTAAAAACTGATTTAATTTCTTTATTTCATTTTTAGTGTAATTGGAATATCCTTCAAGCAATTGTTCATCTTGTCCAACAATAACTTCTTTAACCTCAAGACATAACGGTTTAAAATGTTCAATTATTTGTTTAACATGAAGAGTTTTACATTCTTGTGCAATAAGGTATTCATATACTTTTAATGAATAATCACGAGCATCAATTTTATCTTCAATTTCATTAATAATATCGGTACATTGATTATAGATTTTGTCTTGAGTTATTTCTTTAGTTTTTATGGGTTTATCAACTATAATAGATTGTATAGCAATTGGTTTATAATTAGCCAATTCATCTATTCTAATATTAATCCATGATAATTGTTCTATTGATGCTTGGTATCCACGAGAAATCATTCTTAAAATGTAACCAAGATTTTTAATATTCCATTCAGAAGCTATAGCTATTTTATTTATAATCTTCGAATCATATTTATTATTTTTTAAATATGTGAGAGTATAAATTTTTGAATCTTTATATGTTTTTATATTAGAATACCAATTTAAAGCCCTGACAAAACCACACACATCTTTTTGTGTAAAGTCTGGTTCAGGGCCACCTTGAAGTGCATCTAAAGCACGACCTTTAAGTTTCTTAACAGTTTCAGCCATATTAATTCTCTACAATTTCAACTAGAGTAACTGAATCGACTCTAAAAGACCTATATCCATCTTTTTCAATATCATAAACTACAACAACATTTTCATTAGTAGCTTTTCGTTCTTGTTTTTCTACAATAGATTCAATAGCTATTTCTTCAATGATTTCTTTTTTAGGAAGAAATTCAGATTTCAATGTTCCCTTTAAAACTCTAACTTCACCATTAAGTTTAGTAAAAGTAATATTGGCAACATTATTATATAGTAATTCTGTTAATTCAACTTTAGTCATTTTATCACCTATTTTAGGGATAGCTTTATTACCAAATATCCTATCCCAATTATCATCATATTTTTGTTTATCGGTGGGTCTAGTTCTTGAACCTTTACCGCCATGTGTTATTTTCATATTATGCCTTCTTTTTCTAAGAATTCTCGAGTATTTTTAGCATATTCAGGGTTTTCGGGTTGTACATATTCCTGAGTCATTTTAGCATATAAATCTAAAAATCCTGCTTTAGTTTCATCATCAAATCTATTTGTGCATAATGTAATTGCTTTAATTTTATCACCAAATATTTTATAAGATTTTGCAATATGAACTAATCGTCTAGTACTTATAATTTCATCAATTGCACCTTCCATATAAGTTTTTCTAATTACATCTGCCCATTTTACTAATTCATCAATAAAATCTACTTCATCAATTAATGGAGTAAGAATCTTTTTTTCAGTTTTTGCATCAGGAAATTCTTGTTCAACTGTAATAACAAAACGTTCAAGGAAAGCCCCATCTAATATTTGTGATAAATAATTACCATCTTCCGAACCTTTACCTTTTGTATTAGCAGTTGCAATTATATTAAAACCTTCTTTTGGGTAAACCATTTCACCAGTTTTCTTATTATAATGACCATTACCTTCTAGGATTCCTTGTAAACACATTAATTTAGAACCATTACCTCGGTCAACTTCATCAACAAGTAATATTGCTCCACGTTTCATTGCAGTAAGAACTGGACCATCACGAAACACTACATTGCCATCAATCAATGTATTTCCACCAAGCAAATCTGATTCATCAGTTTCTATACTAATATTAACACGAATACATTCACGTTTTAATTGCGCACATACTTGTTCTGCCATTAAAGTTTTACCATTACCCGATAAACCAGTAATAAAAACAGGATAAAATTGTTTTGATTTGATAACTGTAACTAAATCTTTATGAAAACCAAAAGGAACGTAATCATTATATATTAAAGGAACTGCTGGAGTGGATTCATCAATCATTTTAGGTTGACGAAAATGCATAACTTGTGCTGACATATTCATAATAGGCTCATAATTAAGTTGTTCAAATTGTTTCTCTTCTTCCGTACTAGGAACTTGATACTGCCCTCTATCTAATCTATATTCGGATTTTGATACTAACCAATGTGGAAAAGGTAATCCAGTTTCAGTTATTATTTTTGCTATGTTTTCACGAGTAACAACAGCATTTTTACCATATAATTGTTCACACGCTAAAATAAAATTTGTTGTTTTTTTATTGAGTATCATAATATATTTCCAATTTTTGATTATAGACAATTATACTATAAAAGATGTTATTGTCAATCTTTTATTTCATCATTCTCAATTTTAGTTTCATCAATTATATTTTTCACCAAATCTACATCACAATTTAATAAAGCTGATATATCTTCATTAGAAATTTGTTCTGAATTTAATTCTTGTACTTTTTGAATAAAACTATTTATTTTTGACACTATATTTCCTATTTGATTTTATCAGATGTATCAGCAGTATCTTTATCTTCTCTTACTTCTAAGAAAATGGGAAGAAATAATGATTCCCCATCTTTCACATTTTTAATTCTAGCATTATACTTTACTGCAATGATTTTTCCATAGTATTCACTTGGTGGAGCATTACGTTGTTCATCATTGAATCCAGAACCAACATATACCTTCACTACACCATCAGCAGATTCGCAGTAAAGAGACCCCATCATATCAGCATATTTGCCAGTTCCAGATATAACAGACATTACTTTCAAATCACAATCTAATTCTGCTTTGAACTTTATTTGAGACTTAGAACGTTTGTTTTCCCATAATGAGTTTGGGTCTTTCAGGATGATACCTTCAAACCCATCAGCAAGGTAATTTTGGAATATATCTTGAGTTTGTTCTAATGAATGAACATCAAAGGTTTCAACTAATTTAATTTTAAAATCTTCAGGAAATCTATCAATAAGATATTCTAATCTATTAAATCTATAACTATATCGTTGTAAAGTAGAACCAGCAATGAAATCTTCATAAGGTATTAAATCCCAAAGAGTAGCAACAACTCTATCTGCTTCTTGTTTTGATATAGTTCCCTTAACTGCTTTGTTTAGAATACCATTACCAGTTTGACGGTCTAGATACTGATAATTAAAATCATCCATCACTAAAAGTTCACCATCAAACACAAGGTCTTTACCATAAGCCAACTCAATAAATTCTTCTTCCAGACTACCTAATAATGTAATTTCTTTACCATTCCTAGAACGAAACTCAACAGTACCTTTTAAATCTCTATCAAATTTAACAATAGCATTGAATCTCATACCATCTTCTTTCTTTTGAACTATAGCTGGGAATGTAATCTTATCGACCAACTTCTGTTCAAATGGGGAACATAACATACAAGGAAACTCCGGTATTAGATTTGGCCAGACTTTATTGATAGTAGAAGTATTAACACCACACTTCAAGTCTTTCTGGATTATTCGTTCAACAACTTTAGCGTCATCAGAATCTAATGTAGATAACAGATTACCTAACATCTGTATAGCATTATTGCCAGTAACCATTCTTCCAGATAATTGTTTAAGTTCGCCTATAGCAAACTTTAGGTCATTAGTTTCTTTTTCAGACCTAATATAAGATGGAATCTTTCTTTGATAGAACTGAATCATAGGAGAAAAGGCTAACAGACAAACGTCTTTCAAGACTTTATTGTCTTTATGTTTGGTCAACAATTCAATTTTGAAATTTCGTGATGGGTTTGATTCAAGTTCATTCAGTATTTCTAGTATCATTTCTTTGCTCGGTTGATTAATATGTGTCCATTATATCACCATCCTTGGTAATGTCAACATATATTATTCGTGATGCAATTCTAAGATACCATTATTATAAACTTTGCGGGATTTGTATTCTGGATAATTAACTTTCCAATTTGTAAAAGAATCATCATTTAATTTTAATATTGGCATTGTGGTTCTTTTCAATGTATCCAATAAATCATTGTAATCTTCACATGCCTTTCCTACAATATAACTTGCCATTATAATTCCTTAAATAGAAGTATATATGTTTATGTTGTGGACTTCCTCATATAATAGGTAATAAATTCTTCATGTTTTGTGTAGTTTGTTATGATGTAATTATCCCACCCATTATCAGGAAATGATATATCACCAGTACAATCGAACTTCATAAAGGATATAATCATCTTATCACAATATTCACCCAATTGTTTGTATATTTCAGCACCACCACAGATATAATAGTTATAATCATCGGCATACACACTTTCTTTCAGAAATGTATCAATGGTCATAACATCAAATCCATCAAGTTTATAATTTGGGTCTCTTGATAATACGATAGCATCACGACCTGGAAGTTTACCTACTTGTTCTGCGGTGATTCTACCCATAACAAGAGTACCCCCCATGGTGGTTTTTTTGAAATGTTTGAGTTCTTCTTTGCAATACCATGGCATGGAATTAAGTGTACTATCCCCGATAATACCATTTTTGGATACAGCTGCTATTAATGTAATCATAATTTAAATATTTATTGATGAAGGTATAATTATATCATATATAGGATTTTTGTCAAGTATAAATACAACATATAACACTATATGGAATTAAACAATGTCTAAAGCAAAATACATAGCAAAAACGGTGGATGTGAGTGGTAATCTTGCAATTCCAATAGCTGATGGTTCGGTTGGTGTTTACGCTAATACCGGTATATCAAATGCTGCTAGTGCAAGTCTTTATGCAAATACAGGTATCAATAATGCAGCTTCAGCAAGTGCTTATGCAAATACTGGCATCAATAATGCTGCTAGTGCAAGTCTTTATGCTAATACTGGTATAGCAAATGCTGCTAGTGCAAGTCTTTATGCTAATACTGGTATAGCAAATGCTGGTTCAGCAAGTCTTTATGCTAATACTGGTATAGCAAATGCAGAAAGTGCAAGTCTTTATGCTAACACCAAGGTAAGTAAGTCTGGTGATACAATAACCGGTGCAGTTATAATATCCGACACAGGCTCTGGTGCACTACAGGT